CGGGTTGCGGCGGGGGCGCCATGCTGCCACGAGCCAGCGCGAGCGCCGCGCGCAGCGTGCCGATCTCGTTCGCGGCTTCCTCGCACAGGATGCGCGTGTCGGTGTTGCGCCCGCCCAGCAGCAGCCGGTCGGCGTGATCTCGCAGGCGCTCCACTAGATCGGTCATGTGCGGTAGCCGCGGCGCAGATACGCCGCCTGCAGAAGCTGGTTCATCTGTTGCGGTGCGTCGCCCATCATCCCCTTCGCCACGTAGTAATCATTCGGCAGTTCCATTCGCTTTGATCCGAAATCATCCGATGGTGTCTGGATCGGGCCGGTATAGGTACCCGGCGGGGCGCGTGACGGGATGGGAACGCCGCGGCCGAAGGTGTAGCCGTCCGCCTGCATGTCCGGCGTGCGCCGCCAGGTATCGGCCATCCGCGGGTTCGCCAGGTATTGCTGCAGCGCGGCCGGGTTCTGCTGGAAATATCGCTGCACCTCTAAGGGCAATCCTTCCAGGCCCGGCACCTGAAGCAGCGCCCCGGGAAGCGATGCGTTGTATTGCGGATAGGGGCTGACGCCCGGCTCGACCAGCGCATTGCTTGGATCGCCTGGCGGCATCGCATACCGCAGCAGGTTACCGCTCACTGCACCATCTGCCCGTTGCCACCGTCACCGCCCTCTGGCGGCTGTGGCGGCTGCATGGTCTGCTGCAAGCCGCTCTCGATCTCCGCGTGCCGCTGCAACACCGGATGCAGCTCGGTCTGGAGCATGTCGGTCACCATCTGCCGCACGATCACCTGCAGGCTCATCGGGTCAATGTTGCCCACCGCGCTCATGCGCTTGGTCTCGGCGTCGTAATCCTTGATCGCCAGGTCGTGCGCCTTGTCGCCCAGCATCTCGCTCTGATGCACGATCTGCGCCTTGAGGCTGGCAATCTCCGCATCGGCCTTCTGCAGCATCTGCGACGCCTGCGCGTGCATCTGCTGCGCCGCCTGCTGCATCTGCGCCACCTGCGGATCAGGCCCCGGCTTGTATTGCGGCGGCAGCCCGCGCTTCAGCCGGTCCGCCAACTCATCGGCACCCGGGAAGTCGGCATTGGCGGCCCAGAAGTCGCCCACGATGGCGAACGCCTGCTGGTTCTGCGCCAGGATCTGTGAGAATGCATTGAACGCCTCCTGCCGGCGCGTGCCGTAGGCCGGGCCAACGTCGGCCTCCACGTCGTAGCGCCCGACCTGCGGATTGAAGATCACCCGCACATCCATCGGGTTCTTGTCGTCCTCGTCCACCTGCTTGGCCTGCTCCGGGCTGATCGGCTGCGGCCCGTCCGGCGTCATCGCCATGTGCTGATGCGCGTCCGGCGCCTGCGGCATGATATGCACGTCCGATTCCGTGCCGTCCTCCGCCATGATCTTCGTGACCCGAGCCACGTCATACACCTTGGGGATCAGATCGAGCAGGATGCGCCCCACCTGCCGAATGCCTTTGGCCTGGTTGTCGATGTAGTGCGCGGTGCTCAGCTCGCCCTGCCGCTGGCGTGCGTCGATCGCCTTGCCGGACCGCTCGTTGCCCGGCATGCCGAGGTCGGCCTGGTGCTGGCCGGACACCATCATCAGATCGTCGCGCGCGAGCCGCATGCCCTCGATGTAGGCCTGCGGCATGACGGGCGGCGGCGCGCGCTGCGGCGGCGGTATCGGCTGGCCGGCGTCGTCCATGCCGTTATACGTCAGCACGGAGTAATTCTTGACGTTGGCCGTCTTCCACATCTCCTCGTGGCCTTCGATCGCGGCCGCGGGGGCGATAAATGGCGACTTGCCTTGCAATGCCACGAACTCGACTGCGGCGGATGACCAGTAGTTGTCGATGCGCTGCGCGTCGATCATCGCCCGCGTGTGGCCCTTGCGGTCCATCTGGCCGTCAATCACCGTCTCCTCGCCGATGAACGGCACGATCGGGATGTAGCGGCCCGGCCACTCGTTGCGCTCCACCACGCGGTTGCCGCGTATCTCGAACCACTCGATCAGCGGCACGGTGATGTCGCGCGTCTGCTGGATCAGCGGCTCGATCGCCTCGCGCTGCTCATCCTCGATCTCGCTCTCGCGCACCTGCGTGCCATCAGCCAGCAGATGCAGGCGATCGTTGTCCTCGTTTCGGCGCCAATATTCCGCCACCCGGACATGATCGCGGCTGTTCCAGTCGTCCGCCTCGTGGTCAAGCGCGGCCGATGTGGTCTCGCCGTCGTCATCGTCGTCTTTTGGGATATCCTCAAAAACAAACGCGAATTTCATGTCGGCCTTGTCGTAGTCCTTCGCATCTGGGTCGATGTAAACGGAGCGTGGATCAGGTACACGACGTATGAACAGCTCCTGATCGAAACTCTCCTCATCGGCGTAGTCGGTCACAACGCGCACGTAGCCAATGCCGCTCTCGACCTGGTGGAATATCGCCGTCGAGTAGGCGTCCATCGCCTTGGACTGATACTCAATCCTCCTGATGATGCCCTGGAACACCTGCGCGGCCTCGAACGTGGCGCGTCCGCCCACTGGCGTCACCTTGATGGCGGCCTTTTGCTGTCTCGCATCATTTACGATGAGAAGATTGTGCTGGCGCACGAGGTTGTTGGTGAGACACGGCCGGCCAGCGCGCTCGTTGCGCACGCTCTGGTCCCACTGTGACATGTTGTACGCGTCGCCGTTGGCGAAGCGCGTATCGGCCAGGCCGTTGGCGCGCGCGGTGGTCTCCCACGTCACGCAGCGCTCGAAGCGGCGCTTTGCCTCGCGGATGACCTCGGCGTCGCCGGCGCGGATGCGCGTGCGGGCCATCAGGGCGTCTTTACGATCGGCTGCATCCAGGCTTTCACCCTTACGCGCAGCTTGGTCCGCATGAAGCCGATCGGACGCCTGACTTCATCGAAATGCCATTCGCTCGGCGTGCAGTCGAAGCTGTCGCCGCGGTCCATCTGGACATCGCCCCAGTCATTATCTGGCAAGTCGTCACTGATCCAGCCGCGTGCCATCAGACGCCCATCCATGCCGACGAGCCGCGGTCGGTGTTGAGCCGCAGCGGGCGCTCGGTCTCGCGCGGCTTCGGCTTCTCGTCGCGCACACCCAGCGCCAGATAGCGCATGCTGTCGGACCCGTGGCTCGCGAAGTCATGCACCGGATTGGAGCGCCATGTCTGGCCCGCCTCGTTCCATTCGCGCCGGTAGTTGCGCAGCGCCTTGATCCCGTTCGCGCAGCGTTCCGCATCGAACCAGCAGCGCGGTAGCACCATGCGTACCGCATTGATGCCATCAGCGACGCTATGCTGCTGCACCTGCCGCGTCGGACGCACGCCAAGCCCGTGCAGCGTCTCGATGCGGCTGCGTCCGCTGCCCAACTCGCGCACCGCCGCATCATGCGGCAGCAGATGCTTCTCGTAGAGGTAGGGGCGTGTCGCCAGCAGCTTCGCGTAGTGATCGAGCCCCACGCCGCTGTCCTCGATGTAGTCGATCAGGCGCCACTCGCCGCCTCGGGTGATCTGCGCGCACCAGATGGCGGTGCTGTCGTCAATGCCCAAGTCCCAAGCCGTCCACACCTTCAGCGCCGGATCGTATGGCACGCGCGTAATGCGGCCTTCGCGCTCTGCCTCATCCATCAGCTTGCCGTAATACGTTCCGCTGTTCGGCGAGGCGAAGGAACATTCCAGCTCCTGCGCGAACTCCTCGATGCTCATCTCCTGCCGCAGCGTGGCGATCGCCTCGTCGGACAGCGCACCCGTCTTGCGATAGTCGAGCAGGTATGAGCTGTAGCCCGGCGTTGTCTTGGCGCGATCGTAGGCCGCCTGCAGCAGCCCGCGTCCCTTCGGTGTGCCGCTGCGTACCAACGTGCCGTTGCGATCGGCGAGCATTGGCTCGATCACCAGCGGCACCAGCGTCTGCGGCATGTCGTCGAACTCGTCACCGATCACCTCGTCGGCATAGCCGCCGCGCCAGGCGTCCGGGTTGTCGGCACCGCCGCACTGGTAGACGCCGCCGTTGGCGAACTTGACCGACAGCTCGCTCTTGAACACGTCGGAGACGATCTGCGCGCCCTGGATGGAGCGTGCCGCACGTTCGACCTGATCCCACAGTCCGGTGCGCTTCCACATGACCGAGTAGGGCAGCAGATGCACGACGCGGGGCAGCGGCTTGCGCTCGGTGAGCGTGCGCTTGATGCCGCGCCACATCAGGCCGGTTGTCTTGCCGGCGCGGCGGTGGACGACGGCGACGATGCGCTTGGCGCGGTCATCCACGAGCGGGCGTTGCCACTCGCGCGGCGAGAACGGCAGGGTGACGGTCTGGCGTGGCGACATTAGGCTCGGCTCGTGGCGATCTGGCGCATGAGCGCGTCTGACAGCCGCCGCCAGCTATCGACCGACACCTGCGGATGGTAGGCGGGGTAAACGTGTGCCGGTGGCAGCCGGTGCCCAAATCGCAGACCGAGCTTGTAGGCCCGCGCTGACACCTTTGCCGGGGATATGCCCAGCTCAGACGCGAGCACGGCGATCGGCGTGCCGTCGCGTTCTGCTTCAGCCAGCCGGCGCAACTGCGCCTCGGTCCATCGGTGGTAATGCGTTGATGCCATTGGTGCTGCGGTGTCGGTCCGCGCCGATTGAGGCGAGATAGGTTCGTGACTCCGCTGGCGGCGGATGGCGGAACTTGTCGGAAAATGCCTCTAACGCTGCGTCAGAGCGGATTACGCGTGATAATCGCTGTTATTGCGCGTCACTCGCGCGTGATGCGGGCCGGGGGTGTTGTGGCACCTTGCCGGCCCTGGCCCCGCAACCACGGGAGACGGCCCATGGACAGGGTTGGCGTCAGCATACGCTAATCCGCCGCCTCGGTGAACAGCGGGCAGTCAGCGCCCGACCAGCGGTTGATGCGGTGCGCGATATCCTCCGCGTGCTGTGCCTCGCGCTCGATCAGCAGCGCGTCGCGGCCCTCCAGCATGGCGGCTTCACCTGTCGTGCCGCTGCCGGCGAACGGGTCGAGCACGGTGCCACCGGGCGGGGTGATGAGCCGCACCAGCCAGCGCATGAGCGCCACGGGTTTCACCGTGGGGTGTCGGCTGTCGGCGCGATCGGATGCGTCCGCCTTGGCGCTGTAGAAGAAGCGCGCGGCGGTGCCGGTGTCGCCATGACCAGCGAATGGCACCCTGTCGCGGAACCCGTAAACAACGTCTCCCTTGGCTGGCACGCTTGGCTCGTCGCCACGAATTGCTGCCTGCTGTCCCCTGTCGGTGCCGAACCGTGCGAACGCGTCCAGCACCTCGGGCGAGCCGTCGTGCAGCACGTTGGCAGGCCAGCGGCCCACCGCGCTCGATGTCGCCGCGGCATAAGGGCGCCCCTGCGCCTGCGTCCATGCGTCATCGGCGAAGCTGTGTTCTGATCCCATGCCGCGGGGTGTCGCCCATTTGAGCTGTCCGCCATCGCCAACCCTGCACGCATCCACGTTGATGGCGCCGGTGCCGTGGCGCAGGACGTTCGTAGCTACGCTGCCCTGCAGCGGCTTGCGCGCGAGGATGATCGGCTCATGGGCGGGCTTCAGCGCCGTGCCCCAGCCGGACCATTGCTGCGCTTCGGGTGTAGCGGGGGCGGTAACGGCACTATCCGACATAGCGTTGACCGTGACGCGACCATCATTCTTGAAACTGGTGACAGTTGTTCGCGCGTTTGGATTGCTGCCCACCACCTCGCGTGTTGCGCCCGCTGCCTTGTCGATCGCCTTGGACACATCGAGCGATTTAGGAAATCCTGAGCCGTACAGCCAGCAGAGCGTGTCGCGTATCTCGAAGCCTGCATCCTCGATGGCGCAGGCGAGGCGATGTGCAGTTCTGGTGCCGCCGAAGCAGACCATGTAAGCGCCGGGCTTCATCACGCGCAGCACCGCGCGCCATGTGTCCGGGCGGAACGCGATGTCGCCACCGTCCCAGCTCTTGCCCATGAAGCCACGAGCCATTGCAGCGAACGGATTGGTGGCCTGTCCGTCGCATATCTTGGTGAAGTTCTTCTCGACCTCTGCGCCGTTCGTGCGCGAAAGCCGCTGCACCATGCTGGTCAGATGATATGGCGGATCGGTGACGACTGCGCTGATGCTGTCGGCGTCGAGCGTCGGCAGCAGGTCGAGGCAGTCACCGTGCAGCACCTGCAGCGTCAATCCGCGTGCCCCTTTGCGGTGCATTGATCGCTCAACACATGACAGCAGCCAGCTTGCGCGGGGATGCCACCGATCTGCGGTTCCATCAGTCTTTCGCCTTCGGCTTGCAGATGCAGGTATCGTCCTCACGCCGCATCCACCATGGCCGACCACATAGGATGCAACGAGCCTCCATCAGTCGATCGGCCCCTTGGCAGTCACCGTGCAGCACCTGCAGCGTCAATCCGCGTGCCCCTTTGGCTCGGCCTCGCTCCACTCGATCGCGGGCTCGTCGGCCTCGATCTGCGGCGCGGCTGACACCGCCTGCACCGGCGCGTCGGCCCATCTGAAATCAACCACGAGGGCGCCACCCTCGCCTGATCCGGCGATGGTCAACGGCAGCACCTTACCGACGAGGCCCATGAAGGCGACCGGGTTCTCCTCGGCCTGGCGCATGAGGTATTGGGTTCCGCCGACACCGGCCAAAGCGCCGAGAATCATGCCTTTTATGTCAGCATTGTTGCGGTTGAGCGCACCTTTCGGCCGTCCCTGCCCGCTAGTGCGCGTTTTCGGCATAAGTCGGCACTCTTTGCGCGTCACTTCCGCGTGGAATGAGACAATCCAGCCTGACCGTGACCTCGCGCATCTGTCCGAACAGCAGCAGGCCGACGGTGGCGGTGAGGCGGTTGACGGCGAGCACCACTCCCTCATGGTCCTTCAGGCTACCCGTGGCGAGCCTGCAAGGGGTGCCAGGCGCCCAGGAGGCACCGGGGGCTTGCACAGAGCGGCGGGAGGCGTCNCCCGCCTGTACGGCCTCTACAGCGCCCGCACGGACCATGTCTGGTTTTCGCTGGCCTGAGCCGAGCATCCGGGCGACTCCTGGGGTGTGCCAGATCGGCGTCCAGGGTTGCGTCTCGGCCAGCTGCACAAACAGGTAGCCGGTGAAAAGCGGACGCTCGACCTCGTGGATCAGCGTATGCAGGACGCGATCACGGACCCGTGTGGTGTAGAGCGGGAGGTATGTGAGATATCCGGCCTGCCTGAGATTCGCGGCGGCCCAGCGTTCGCTTTGTGGGTGTGTCTGGCACGCGAACCAGGCAGGCTTGCCTCCGCACCGGGAGTGCATTCGTTGCACAACCGGCTCCGAGGACGCTCGGTTCATATGCACGCGAACAATCGGCCTGTCAACCGTTGCGAGTGCGGCGCTCACTGGCGGGTCTCCAGGCTGTCGGAGACGGCGGCGGCGATGGTGGCCCAGGCGCCGAGGGCGAGCTGCGCGCGGTCGAGCTGGCCTGGGATGGCGCAGAGCTCGTCGATGATGGCGCGGGTGAGGGTGACCAGCGCATCGGACGGCTCGGGGTCGCCAGGTGACGGCGGCGGATGCGTCAGGTGCAGGGTCATGCGGCGGCCCTCGCCTCGGCGCGTCTGCGGAGATCGGCACGCGCTGCGGCCAGCACTTCGGGGCGCGCATAGATCGGCTTGGGGCGATGCTCCGGCGTCACCGCCTCGATCATCTCCTCACGGTCCAGTGAGGACTTGCAGCCGGGTGCGGCGGCATAGGTTCGCAACTGGAACAGCGTTCGTCGAACAGTCGCCGCTACCGCTGCCGGATCAGCCTTCGGTTCGTCCTCCGGCGGATCAATCACCTCGGCCTCGGCGCGCGGCTGCAGGTAGTCGTCGGGGTTGCCGCTGGCAGGGTCGAACGTGTCCTTGCCCGGTGCCGCCACCCCGCTTTCTTCCTGTGTTGAAAAATTTAGACTCCCTCTTTCTTCTTTTTCTTTTCTTGTCCTGTCTTGTCTTACGCGTTCCGCATCGCGTTCATCCGGCGTGTCGAAACGCTGGGTGAAACGCGTTTCAGAGTGACCGGTTCCGTTTGTTTTCCGTGCCTTAGCCTCGGCCTGGGCTGATCGCCAGCGGCGCAAACGCTCCGCATCTGCCTCCCTTTTTTTCGAAGATTTCAGCCGACACTCGTACGCTTCGAGCGCTTTCTCAGCGAGGAAGGGGTGATACCAGCGGTTATCGGCGCACAGAATAAACCCGTGCATGGCCACCGCCCGGTGCCTCCGCCATGCCCGCATGTCCTCGCCAAAGTCGGCGATCATGCACAGCATCTCCTCGTCATTGGGCAGCGATCCTGCCGGATGCTGCTGCATCGCCTCCCACCACAGCTTGATGGCCGCGATGCCCCCCCGGCCGTCCTTCCTGGCTGCCAGATACCAGGCGCTGGAGAACATCCGGTGCCCCCACAGCGGCATCCAGTCATAGCCGCGCAGGTTGCAGTCCGATGGCGTCAACGGGTCGGGGAGTTCGGTCATGACACACCTCTTGCGTTGCGGCTCAGAGGGTGCCAACTTGCGGGCGTACGGTTCCCGCAATGCCGGCACACCCCGGCCGTTTGATCAAGTTGCAACCCGCCCCTTGCCTTGACCGCGAGGGGCGGTTCTGCATTGTGGCCCTGTGGATGATTCCAGGCAACCGCGTCCATACGTTCCCCCAGCCGCTATTGGTTGTCGTCGATCGCCGCGACGCGGTAGCCCGCCGGCGCCTCGCCCGCCCGCGCCGTCAGCACATACCCGCCTTGCTCGATGTCGCGCTTGCCGGTCAGGATCAGGCGGAACCCGAACACGTCCGTGAGTTCCCCCACCAGGCTGCCGTCGACGCAGCGGTCGATCCTGCCGGTCCAGGCAGGCGGCTCGTCGCTCATCCCGTCACCCGCCCCACAGCGGCGTCAGCGCCGGCACGCCCGCCCAGCGGCGCATCGGCCCGCTTCAGCGCATCCGACAGCCGGCCACGGTCCACCGGACCAACCAGCCGCTTGCCGAGCAGATCGATGACGGTATCGACGGGAGGCTGCGCCTTTGGTGTGTCGGGCGAGTGCTCGCCCACCGGCGGGCCGCCCTCGATGGCGATGGTGCGCAGGTTCATGCTGCAACTCCTCCGATCGGCAGATCGTCCAGAGTGGGGCGGCCGGACACGCGCGCATCGACGCACAACCCAACAACGCCAGTGCCGGGAAACAGATCGTCCACCTCATCGCCACGCTGGACGTTCAGCAGATCAAGTATCCAATGCACGACGGCCGGAGGCTTGGCGCCGACCAGGCCCTTGCGTAGCGTGATCTCACATGAGAACCAGTCGCGGACTGTCGGTTGCTGGCGCGACCGACGCCGGCCACCCCGGATAATGACCGGCTCCCAGGCATAGGCGACGCCGACATTTGGCCTGAACACCGCAAACGGCTTCACCCAGGCACACACGCGGCAATCGTCGGCCAACATTGGAATCAATGTTTTCAGGCTCGGCGAACTGGCAGACATCGCCCAGCCATCGGGATATTCGCTGTTGAGCCGCCCGATCAGATCGCGATGCGTTTCCATGTCATTCCATATCAACGCATCGGGGTGGTCATTCGCGTAGCGCGCGCCGCAGCCGAGATAGGGCGGGTCTGCATACGCGAACTTCACTGGACGCTGCCTTTCAGCGGCACGCAGGCTTCTCTCAGCGCCCGCTCGCAATCCTCAAGACTGCGGATCAGCATCACGTCGGCCCCGCAGTAAATGAGCTTCTTGTGCATGGCCTTCTGCGCCGCTGACATCACACCTCGGGCGCTCTTTAGCTCCAGAAAGATGCAGCGGCCCCGAAAGCAGATTCCAATATCGGGAATTCCACTGACCACACCTAAACCTTTCATGCGCGCCGCCTCGCGCGGATTGCGCTTGCCGCCATTCGGGATCGCCCACGCCATTGCATCATGCGGCAGCGCCCAGCGCAGGAAGGTGATCACGGCACGCTGAAGGTCATCTTCGAGGTGCCCGCGCCGCGCGATCTGCCGTGCGATCACCGACGACGTGACCACACCGCCGATCATGCCCTTGGTGCCCGGTTTTGTGCCGGCGAGAAAATCGCGCCGATGTGCCGCGCCAGTGGCAGCGGTATTTTGGCAATCATGGCGCTGGCCATCTTTCGAGCGGGAGAGTTCGATGATCCCCGGCGCAGCGGGGAACCGTCCCAGCCGAAGCCTCCACCATACGAACCAGCGCCATCTCTCTCTGCTTTGACGCCTGCCAGTTCGCGGTTTCTCCACGACCTGCCGGTACCCCTGAACGTGGGCGGCATCAGCGCCGGCACATCGCCCCAGAGGTAGAACGACCCGAAGTTCCACCGCGCACACCCGACCCACTTCTGCGCGCCTCGCACGTTCTCGACGATCAGCGGCACATGCCGCCCGGCCGCCTCGCACGCCTCGCGCTGGATGCGGAAGCACGCCTCGAATAGCGCATTATCTGGCGGTGGCAGCGCCTTGGCGCGCGACCAGGGCATCGCGCGGTAGCTGTACGCCTGGCACGGCGGCGAGGCGACGATCAGCGCCGCGTCTTTGAACTGCGAGCCGTGCAGCGTTCGAACATCCTGGAGCACGAGCTGCGCCGGATAGCGGTGGCCGCCGTATTCGTGCCGCTCGATGTCGAAGCCGATCACGTCATAGCCTTCCGCGAGCAGGCCATCCGCCCACCCGCCCAAGCCAGCAAAAAGGTCGATGGCAAGCGGGCTCATGCCCAGCCGCCTCGGTAGGGCTTCGCCCGCGCCGCCTCGCGCTTCGCCGCGGCAATCTCCCGCTCGAGCGACGCCTTCGCCTCGGCCACCATGTGCGGCGCCATCACCTGTGCGGGATGCCGCCCGCGCGTGGCCTGCGCCTGCTGCAGCGCCGACTTCACCGCGCTCATCGTACGCCCCAGCGCCTTGGCGATCTGGCGGTGCGTGCTGCCCGCGCGCAGCATGCGCTTGGCCTCGCCCAGCTCACGCCCGGTCCACGGACGCCCACTCAATGCCGCGCCTCCTCACGGTGGGCACCGCCGCGCGGCACGTAGCACTTGCGCTCGTGCTTCGGGCAATAGGGCGAACCCGGCGTGATCACCGGCGCCTCGCAGAATACCCAGGGTCTGGAACTGGTCATTGGATAGCAGCAGTCGCCGAACACCGGCACGGCCGGTGGGCGCTGCTTAAGCGGCACCCACGGCCGCCGCGTCCGCTTCACATACGGCACATACACCGTCTTGATGCCGTCGAGATGCCGCCGGCACATGCCCGCCACCTGCCCCTTGGTCCGCCCGATGCGCGCACCGATCGCGGTGAACGACAGCCCCTCGTCGCGCATCTGCCGCAGCGCAGCAATCAGCTCGGCCGTGGGTGCGCGGGGGTTCATACGCCGCACATCCCCTCGCACTCGTTGCCGAACAGGTCGGGCTGGCCACGCTCTGACCACGTTGAGAGGTCCGCCAGATGCAGCGGCACGCGGCTGCGGTGCATGAACTCCTCCGCGTTGATGCCTCGCGCCTTGTCCTGCCTTAGCGCCGTATCCATAGCCACCGCGTCGGCCCACTCCATCGGGCGCGTGTCACGCATTTCGCGCCAATAATCGTCACTGTGGTACGGGCAGCCGACGCACGCTGACTTGGCCGGCGTCGGGAACTCGTGATCCGTCAGCCAGCGCAGGCATTCGCGCCGCGTCATGCCAGCCTCGATCAACGGATAGCGGTTGACCATGTAGGCTTGCCGCGCATCACGCATCCGATGCGCCTCGTCCAGACTGATCCCCAGCCAGACCTCGACCGTTCCGGCCGCGATGGACGCCCGCCGGTCAACGCCGAGCAGCGAACGGATTTCGCGCATGATCGGCGTTAGCTTGTATTCGCTGCTGCACTGCCGCCGACCCATGCCGGCCGAGCCGTCCGGATTCGTGGTGTGCCACGGGATGGCGGCGAACCGGCCGCCCGTGGTGTTGCGCCGTTCCAGGATGCCCGTGCGGATGTCGCCATTGGATACGCGCCGCACCGGGAACGGCAGCACCGTCTCCAGCCAGTCGAGGTGCTTGTAGACCGCGGCCGGCTCCCAGCCGGTATCGGCGAAGATCGCGCAGTCCGGCATCGGCGTTATCTCGCCAGCCGCCGCCATCAGCGCCATCGTGCTGCTCTGCACCCCGGCCCCGAGCGAGATGACGCGGATCAACACGCGTCCGCCAACGACGGCAGCGGCGGCAGCGTCACCTTCCCCGCCCGTTCCACACGGACCACCACCTCACGCCGCCGCGGATCGTCCGGCGCCCGGATCACCGGGTCCTGCCGGCCGGGCAGCCCCAGCCGCCGCGCCCGTGCGATCACCGCGTTCTTGGTGGTGTGCAGCTGCACCGCGATCCTCGGCGTGGACAGCCCCGAGGCCCAGAGCGTGCGCAGCACGGCCAGCCGCGCCTCGGGCCACACATCGGAGGCACCGCGCGGGCTCATTCGGCCAGTTCCGGCACGCGGTTGCGGCGGCGCACAATCGGCGCGTCCCACAGGTCGGGGCGCAGCAGATGGCGCGGTATGCCGGTAAACTTGGCGATGGCTGGCACCCGGCCGGCGGGAATCTCCGACCACATCGAGACGTTGGAGCGCGAAATCCCCAAATGCTTGGCGATCCGGCTGGACAAGCCGCGCTGCGAACGGACGAGGGCCAGCCCGGTGAGCACGCTGCTTGCCATCGCCAGGACGTTAAGCTACCTTGAACCAAGGATCAAGCCAGAGATGATCGGAAATTCTGTCGAAACGTTAGGTACGTCGGAACTCGGCGCGGCGTATGCTGCCGGAATGACGCTTGGAAGCAGGATTCGCGCCGCACGCATCGCCGCTGGCCTCACCCAGAGCGCGGTGGCCCGCCGGCTGAACCGATCAAAAGTCGCAGTTTCCCAGTGGGAGGCCGATATTCACCGCCCGTCGATCGATGACCGGGTGGACCTGTCCAAGCTACTGGACATCCCGTTTTCCGAGATGTTGCCGGAAGCCGATCCCCTCGAAGGTCAGCTAACCATCATCACGGACCCAGATACTCAGCGGCTGGTGCGCCTATGGCCAAAGCTAGGCGCAGACATGAAGCAAGCACTAATGATGTTCGCTGCCAAGTTCGGTCTGCGGGATGAGACGGAGGTCCGTGACCCGCCAGTTCCTGCATTGCAGCGCAGAATAGGCTAAGATCATCTGAACATTTCCGTGAGGCGGGTCCGTCTCTCGCTTGCCTGTCCGGTTCAGATGTGCTTAACTTGTTGCAGTCGATCAGATAGAGCGAGCCGGCACGTTGTTCCATTTCGACGTTCAGTCCTTCTTTCCGGTAATGATGCAGACATCTTGCCGTGTAGGCGGTTTTGGTGCGCGTTATAAAAGCGTCAATGCCGCGTGCTCCGTTGGCAGAACTGCCAGTGTAATCGCGCCGCCATCTGGCCGTGTCCCGCTTTCCGCTTCTGCAACAAGAAGCGTTAATCCACCACTTGTGAGCGGTAGCCGCTTGATCTTGCCGCTTAGTGCGAGTGCGATGGAGGGTTCACGCCGACAAGATTTGACCCACGACGCCGAGGCGGGACATGGGACGACGGCCGTGGCCCGCCTTTCTGTCACGATCGCCGCTGCCGTCCCGGCCGCATCGGGTCGAAATCGCCCGCGCGCTGTATGCCCACTTCGTCAATCTGATGACATTCGTCAAAGACAGTCGGCTGCCGGCGCGCGAGCGGCGTCGGATTCACCGCGAGGCCGGACAGGTGCTGCTGCTGTACGAACGATTGAGGGTGCCGCACCGTGTCGTTGACCCTCCCAAAATTCCCCGCCCGCGTCGCCAGAAGCCGCGAAAGTCAGGCGATTGACCGCGACCAGCGCGACCTCGAAAGGCTCGAGGCGATCGAGCACGCCATCGTCGCCACCGCCGTGATGCTGACGCCCGAGGCGTTCGACCTCGAACACCCCGCGAGAAAGTGGAGCCCGCTCGATCTGCTGGCCGATCTGGCGGCGTGTTGGGGCGACATCCAGCGCGAGCGCGAGAACTACCGCGGCGCACTGGTGATCGAGGATGACGACGCATGAGCGAGTACGAACTGGCCGGCTACCTGATCCGCGTGACCGACGTGGCCGTGAACGTGTGGGACGCCGACGAGCTCATCGGCACGTTGCTGCCGGGCACGTCGGACGAGGTGCTGGCGGCCTGGATCGCCGGGCACAAGGCCGGCCACAAGCGCGGCGTCGCGTTCGGCCGCCGCCTGCTGCAGCACGATCTTCGGGAAATCCTTGGCGTGGACAAGAGCGATGGCTGACCGCGACATCACCGATCTGAATGAGACGATCAACCTCGCGCTCGACGATGCCATTGAGAAGATTCAGACACTACGAGCCGATCTGGAGCGCGCCCGCAACCTCGCACTCGCCGTGCTGATCTACCACGATCCCTACTTTGATCCCGGCGACGACACGTTTGTTGCGTGGACCGAGGCAGCGGGAACCGCCGACTGCTCCCCTAAGACACTCTGCAAACTCGCACGCAAGGTGCTGGAGGATACCAATGTCTGACAACGCAAGCGTATTGACGAACGCCACCACGGCGGTCGAGCGGTGGCGGCTGGAGATATGCGACGTGGAACGGCAGATCGACGTGCTGCAGGTGCGGCTGGAGCTGCTGCGCGAGCACGTCGCCGATGTCACCGGCGAGCGCCGGCCGCGGCGGAACAAACGCCAGTGGCCGCTGGCCGTCATCGGCGCGTCAACCGCCGAACCCGAGCACGAGCCGGCGGCGTAGCCATGTCGGTTGCTCCTTCCCCGTTCCAGATAGAGCGCGCCATGTCTGCTGCTGGGCAACTGCGCGCTGAACTGTTGGCGCAGGACGCCACGATCGAGCACGACGATCAGCTCCTGCTGGACATGATCGAAGGCAGCACCGACGTTATGGAGACGCTCGATCGCGTCATTGAAGCCAGCATGGCCGATGCGGTGCTGGCCGAGATGGCGGCGGCACGGGCGAAGCGCCTGGAGGCACGCAAGGCGCGGCTGCGCGATACGGCTGCCCGGATGATCGAGGCACTGGAGATCAAGGGGCCCATCGAGCGTGCCGCCTACACGGCCAGCATATCGCACCGTACGAAAGCGATCCTGACTGACGCGATGCAGCTGCCCGAGGCGTTCTTCCGTCACGCGCCCGACATGGTGGCGGTCGCCAAGGCCTTGAAGGCAGGGCCGGTGCCGGGCGCCACGCTATCGAACGCAATCCCGACGCTCACTGTAAGGACTCGCTAGATGAACGCCTTGACACCAATCTCCGCACCGATGGCATACGGCGACATGGAGCGGCTTGCCGCCAGCATCGCCAAGAGCGGACTGTTCGGCATGAAGACCGCCGATCAGGCGCTGGTGCTGATGATGATCGCGCACTCCGAGGGCCGTCATCCCGTGCTGGCCGCACGGGACTATGACATCATCCAGGGGAAGCCCGCCAAGAAAGCCGAGGCGATGGCCAGGGATTTCCTGAGCGCCGGCGGCAAGATCGAATGGCATGCGCTCAGCGACACGATCGCGGACGCCACGTTCTCCCACCCGGCCGGCGGCACGGCCCGCATAGTCTGGGACTTGCCGCGCGCCAAACAGGCGGGGCTGGCGGGCAAGGATCTGTGGGCGAAGTATCCGCGCCAGATGCTGCGCAGCCGCACGGTGAGTGAAGGCGTGCGCACGGTCTGGCCGATGGCCACGAGCGGCATGTATGAACCAGGGGAAGCCCGCGACATACCGGCCGAGCCGTTTGCCGGCACCACCATTGATGCCGCGCCAGAGCCTGCCGGCGAAGCGCCAGACGCGCCAACCGCCGAGGCCAAGCCCCGCCGCACGATCAACGACTGGCTCGCCGCCTTCGCGCTCGCCGCGCGCGACGTGCAGTCGGCAGAGGCGGCCAATGCGCTGATCTGCGGGGAGGAATCGCTCCAGATGAAGGAGCACCTGACCGCGAAGAATGATCCGCGCCTGGAGCGCTACACCGCGATCGTGTCGGGTGTGCTGCAGACGTGGTTCGCCGAGCCGCCGGCGGATGACGACGCGGTGCCGGAAATGGCAGGCTCAGCCTGAATGCAGGAACGCCAGCCATGAACCAGACGACGGAGACGGAGCCTGCTGCATGGCTCATCTGGTCTGGTGAGCATAAGGCATGGTGGCGCCCCGACGCGAAAGGCTACTGCGAGTTCATCGGTGGCGCTGGACGCTACACGCGGTCAGACGCGCAGGCGTGGTTGGATCATGCTGGACCTGAGAAGCAGCTTGAGATCGTGCCTGATCCCTACGGCCCATTCGCAGAGGTATGTTTCGCCAATGACTGACCTCAACCAAACGATCCGGCGCTGGTTTTGATGGCAGCCGCTACCATCTGTCCATAGTCAGACTGGATTACTGATCCGTCGAATGGTACGGCCCAGAGGCAATCAGCCTGATCGGATACCCAGTTGATCACCCACGCAGCAAAGCCGCCGGGATTATTCAACGATTGCTGTAATACGCTCTGCCAGTTGCTGCCCCGCGCCGACGAGCCGTCACCATCGCCGGTCTCGGCACAGATGACCGGGATCGCGCCGTCCTTGCTTTGATAGGCCGTAAGCGCCGAACAGATCGGCGACCAATTCATGCCGTTAAACAACATCCACGAATAATAGTGCATGTCCCAAACGACGTTGCTCATGGCGCCGATCGCCGCATGATCCATGCTGGTGATCTCGCCCATCGGATCGCCGCAACACAGCATTACCGGAGCGGTCGCACCGACCGCACGAATCGCGTCGTGCTGCCCCTTCATCATGGCGCTGATCGCAGCACCCCCGCCATGCGGCTCGTTCTGGGTGCCATACCAGACGCGGGGGTTGCCCTTGAACGTGCCCGCCATGCCGGACAGCCAGGCATTTGCCGTCACGTCACTCGCCGCCACCGCGTTGCCCGTGTAATGCAACTCGATCTCGACCACGACGCCGGCCGCGGTCAGCGCATTCACCCAGGCGATGACCGCCGCGTCCTGGGGCGATGGCAACGCACCGCGCCAGCAGGCAAAGCGCACGAAGGACAGGCCGGGGAACGCAGCCAGCAGCCGCGCCGGCGTCACCCGGCCGATGTCGATCGAGCCGTCGCCCCAGGCCCTCGTGTAGCAGACGTTGACGCCGCGGGCGCGGAATGGCGTGCCATCCGGCGCGTAGATGCGGCCATTGCTGACCTTGTAGAGGCCGCTGGCGGGGATCGGCTGCGGAGGTGGGGGCGGCGGTGGTGCCGGTGTGACATTGGTCCAGCTGCCAGGCGTGCCGCCGTAATTCCAGACCCCGCCGCTATTCGTCACCTGCTGCGCTGGCCCGGCCTTGATCTGCAGCTGCTTGACGTTGGCGGTGATCGGATCGAGCGTGTCGTTGATGGCGATCTGTCGGCCTGGGGTGATGTTGAACCGTCGCCCCGCGTTATCCCACAGGTAGGCGTCGGTCCCGGTGATGATCGTGCCGGATGGCGAGGCGCTGTGTTTGGTGGGATTCTGCCACGCCACCCAATTTCCACTGGCGTCGCAGTACCACCAGTTCCCATCGGAATTGAGCTGACAGCACCACCCGGCGTAGGCGTAGAGGCGGGTCACGCGGGCCGAGGCAGCATTGAGCACGCCGTCGCGCCAGATGACATACGGCGCTCGCGTCGGATCGGTGGGCAGCCGCAATTCGTAGGTATGGCCCCATTGGTCGATGATGCGCGAACCCGGCGCCGTCACATTTGCGCCGGTCGGCGAGATGAGATGGGCAAGTGTGACGGTGCCGGACATGACGCCTCCGATCAGGGAGCGGGGGGAGTGACTGGGGTTGGCGTGTTGGTTGTCACGGCCGCCGCAAGGCTGTCCGCGTTCGCCTGGATCGAGGAGCCAAGCGCGTCGAAGGCGGCGAGTTGCGCCGGCGTCGCGCCCGCCGCCTGCGCGGCTGCCACGGCTGCGGCGATCATCGCCGGAAAGCCGTTGATCAGGGTGATCGCCGAGGCGTTCACCGAGGTTTCGGCTTCGACCTGCGTGGTAAGATTGGCAATGGCTGCGTCTACTGAGCCTGACATTATTTTCACCTGTAGTTGGAGTTGCGCAAACAGTGGCAGCAGCGATGCGACCACCCTTCCCGCGATTTGATTCTCAAACGCGGTCAGCTCTTGTATGTCGGTATTGATCGTTATGATCATGGGGACTCGCTTATGCGGGGGCGGCTGTTCTAGCCTCGTGCCGCCCGGCATCTGGGCCGGGCCAAAGGAGGCGAAATGTCAGACGATACCTTGCGCGAATTGACGGACGCCGAGCTGGATCAGGTATCGGGTGGGGCGATGAGCACCGAGACCCCATCAGGCAATCCGACCAACGGCCACGGCGAGGGGCTGGTGGTGGTGAACCCGGCGGGCAATCAGCCGCCCGGCCAGCAGTAGCCTAACGTTGTGGGCCGGCGCGGGCTTAGGGGGCAGTGCCGGTCCGCATCATCTGTTCCAGCCGCAGCGCGCGTTCGCCGACCTGGGTGTGCCAACGTGAGGCGATCATCTCGAGCGCCGCGTCGTCCCAGCGATGCTGATGCACGGCGGAGAAGAAGCGGGCGAACTGCGAGAACGTCGGCCAGCCCATGTTAAATGCCATGTTTAGAAGCACTCGCTGCCGCACTGCGTCGAGTTGTCTCCACCAGCTGAGATGATGATCCAGGTCGCGCTCACTGCGAGCAATGTCGTTGGCCAGCATCAGATCGACCTCGCTGTCGGAGACGCCGGTATCGTCGAGGTTGCGGCCCACGCCGATCGTCGTACGCATCCGGCCGTCGTAGTATGGCCGATGGCGTCTGCCCTCGTCGCGTGACAGTTCAGCGCGCAGTGCTGCGGCGTCGTATGTGTCAGGCATCGCTTTCCGCCCTTAGTCCGCGCTCGATCAGCAACCGGCATTCGTGCTGCAGGCTATGTTCGCCCGCGACGGCCCGCCGCCTGATCTCGGCAACCGTGGCGTCGTCGTCGAACGCTACGGAGATCAGCCGCTGCCCCTTGGTGTAGCGCGGGTGGCTGAACCCGTGCCCCGGCTCGCTGCTGTGATACGCACGGGTCATGGCGTCACCGGAGCCGCGGGCGGCCCCTGGCTGATGTAGGCGCCATCGCCGCAGTCGAACATAACGCTGCCTTCGCCGGACCCGATCATGGTGCCGCCGCCATTCGCCGACAGCGTAGCCTTGCCCTTGCAGGAGATGCTGCCGGGATACTGCTTCGCGGCACTGCACCCGGCGAGCTGCACGACGACGAACGCCAGCACCAGCAGCAGGCCGATGACGCCGATCAGCCTCAATACCGCCAGCCCCCGAGGCCGCCGCCGAACAGCAGAAGCACGATGACGATGATGACGATCAGCCCGAGGATGCCAAAACCGCCGCCGCCGTAATAGCCGCCACGGTAGCCGTAGTATCCGCCACCCAGGCCACCGAACAGCAGCAGGACGACGAGAACGATCAGGATCAGGCTCATGGGGTGTTCCTTTCAGCGCTTGCTGCGCTTCGGCTTTGCCTTGACGGCTCGCTTCTTGCCCTTGCCCTCGACCACCAGCGACCGCTTGCCCTGATGCGTCTCGGCGATCTTGCCCAGCACCGAGGAGACATGCTTCGCCGGCACAACCAAGGTCAGCGGCGTGGGGATCGGTTCTTCCGGGACCAGCGGCGTCGCGACGATGAGCACCGACCCCGGCTCGTCCACCACGAAATGATAAAGGCGGGAGTACCAAGGCCGGGTCATCACAAGCCCAGCCGTGTGCGTGTTGCGTCGTCGGCGAGGCCGGTCACCACCAGGTCATGCTCACTCTGATAGCGTCGCAGCGCGGCGGCAGTCGCCGTGCCCATCTTGCCGTCGATCGGCCCGTGATAGTCGCCGCTTTCGGTCAGCCGCTGCTGCACATCGGCGAGGTCGCCGAGCGCGTGCGCAGAGGGCGCGATGCCGGTCGGCGCGGGAGCCGGCGGCGGTGGTGCGGTGTGCGCCGCTGACTGCTGCGGTGCCATCCACGAGCAGCCGGCGAGCAGCATCAGCAGGCCGAGGAAGATGAGTTTCATGTGCGTTTTCCTTTCAGTGAAGCTTCCACCACGCGACAATCACATTGAAAGCAACGATGCCGCCGCTGACCACCATCGCGATCGTCGCGTAGCGCGTGTGCAGATCAGCTATCGCCCGCTCGATGGCCAATGTGCGTTGGGCCTGTGTGTCCATGTCGATCTTTGGCACGTACTCGTTAGCGATGCCGCGCATGGACAATCGTAGGTCGCTGACCTGGCTGGTGAGCGTCTCGTGCTCCGCGCGGGTGATGTACTGTTTCTGCTGGTCGCTCATCGCTCCGCGAAACTCGTTCATCACCGCGAGGTGTGCAGTGAGTGAGGTCAGCGCCACGTCGAGCGCTTTGTCACGTGCGTAGAGTGCTACTTCCAGCGCCTTGTCGCGCATGGCGAACCCATCCGCCATGCGCCGGTCGGTGGCGTGTAGGTCGGCCTCCAGCCGCGTCATGCGCTCCAGCGCATCGGTCACGGACGGCGCTCGTGCAGCGTCTGGTGCATCCGCCGCAGCGCCTCGGCGTTCAGCTTCAGCTGCGCCGCGTTGCGCCGGGACGACAGCGTGGCCACGATCGAGCCGACCGCGGCGACGATGATCCCGGCCGCCTCCAGGATACGCACGATGGCGTCGGTGACGGGGCCGATCTGGTCCGGTGTCACGGGCACAGCAGATACCGCCGGCCGTTCAGGTCGAGATTGTAGAACGCCAGCGACATGCGCAGCGCCGCCGCCTTGGCGCACCACGCGGCCTTCACACGCTTGGTATACTCAGCGACCAGCACCGCCTTGCCGGCCGCGATGAACGGGCTGTAGCTGCCGCACTCGGCGTAGTCGAAGCATTCCTCCGCAATGGCGAAGTCGAAACTCGGGACAACTTGCTTCACCACCTCGGCGCTGTTCTTCAGCGCCACCAGCATGCCGCGGGCGTGCCCGGCAGCGGCAAGCCATCGATCGTAATCGACGCTATCGGCCGTGGTGATGCCGAACCCGGTGTTGGCCGAGTAGAGGTCCACGTTGTCGGGTTCGAGGCCGTCGCAGCCCTTGGCGCGGAAGGCGTCCATGCGCTTCGCCATCAGGTCATGCACGGTCTGGCTGCGCACGTCGAGATAGAACTCGCCCGGCCAGCCGCCGAGCGCATTACCGATCACCGCCTTGGGGAAGTCGCCCTTGTCGGGGCGCCAGTCCTCCCACGAGCCGGCCGAGAAATAGCAGACGACGGTGTGGCCGCCCGCGTGCAGCGTCGAGACGAGCGCGGCGGACGCCTCCTGGCCGTCGATGTCGTACAGCTTGGCCGTGCGGTCGGTGTTCACCGTGCCGCTGATCTGCCAATACCACGAGGTCAACGGTGCGGGGCCTGCGGCGCAGGCGAGCAACGCCGCGGCACAGAGCGCGAGAGCTTTGAGCATGGGGTGACTTTCGGTTGTCGGCGGGGCGATTAGCGGGGCGGCGGCGGCCTAACGGTTCCGTGAGGCGTCAAAATCGCCATTTTCAAGAGTGACCCCTAGAGAGGGGCCAGATGCCACAATTCGCGGGGCGTCGCAGTCCACCCCTCCCCACCGGCTCGTTCGTCACAGTTCCACCCTGGTGGCATGTGGCATAATGATTGCGGTGCTGTGAGCGACATGAAGCAACCTCCGAGTGATCAAGGCGCAAGCCCCGAAATCGGAAACAAGGTAGGCGCTGATGTCGAAAGTCGTCACAGAGTGGGGATCGCGCCCTGCCCACAGCATCGCTAGACGTGATGGGATGGTGCCGTCATGCACCGCCGGCTGCGTACGCCTCCAGCGTTGCCGTCAGATCACGCTCGGCCCGAATGACCTCCTGCCGTGCGGCCGCCCAGCACGCATCGCACGGCATGTCGCACGGACCGGCCGGGTGCAGGACGCGGCAGCGGCGCAACGCCTCGTCGCGGATCAGCGTGTCCATCAGCCGCCGCCCTGCTCGCCGAGCACCAGGCTGACCTCGGCATGAGCGTTGGGGTTCGGGCTGGCGACCGCGCCCGAGGCGCCGGGGCCGTAGAACTCCAGCCCCGCGCCCGCGCCGGTAGGCGTGGTGGCCTGCGGCGTCGGCGGCTGCGGTAGGTCGGCTGGCGTGAGCTGCACGTTGGCGAACATGGCATGATCCTCCCCGCCCGCCATGTCAGCACACCACAACGCAATATGCAATAGCACTGTAACGATTTATATGCTATGTTGCGTGCATGGAACACGAACGACTGACTGCCAGGCTCTCGCCGATGACGATCTCGGACGATCTCGACCGGCGGATCACCGTCTACTGGCACGCCAAGCTTCTGCCATCGAAGGCCGCCGCGATCCGCGAGTTGCTGTCGCTGGCGCTGGACTGGGCGGTCGAGCATCCCGAACCGCCAGCAAAGGGGAAACGGCAATGAACACCCCGACCCGCAAGCCGGCGCCTTCGCGGCCGGATGAGATCGATCGGGACATCGCCCGTCTGGAGGCGATGATCGCGGCGTTCCTCGCCAGCAAGGAGCTGACATGAGCGACGTAACCGAGCAGGAGCTGAAGATGGCCGTCATGCGCGCCGATCTGGAGCTGAAGCAGAAGCAATCGCGCTGGGAGACGCCGCGATCACTGGCGATGATCCTGCTTGCCGTCGCGGCCCTCGCCGCCACCAGCCACCTGGTCGATTGGCTGATGCCGCCCCGCACGCAGACCATCAACGTGCATCTCGACGCGCCGCTGTTCGCAGCGCCGCAGAAATAGGAGCCAACAATGAAAACGCTCGCATTGATCGCCGTTCTCGCCGCCCTCGCCTCACCCGCCGCAGCGCAGTTTCCGCCACAGAACATGACATCGAGCAGGCTCGGCGACTTCACCGTGCATAACGGCACCGATGCCAACGGCAACACCTGGAACGGCACAACAACGCAACTCGGTCCCTACGGATATTCCAATTTCACCGATAGCCGCGGGCACACACTGAATTGCACATCCAGCACGCTCGGCAGCTTCACAACCACCAACTGCAACTAGGAGCGTGTGACGGCGTACCTTCTGCTTTTCCTTTTCGTGGCCTTCATGTTCTGGCAGTGGATGAAGCTGTTTGTCTAGGGCGCGATCAGCGCATTGCGCCGCCGCTGCTCCTCATTGTTGACCAGCACGCCCGTTGCCAGCGGGTGCGGCATCACGCGCGGCCCCGGTGCGGCGGCCACTCGCGCCAGCAGCGGATTGGTTGCCGCCAAGCCCGCCGCTCGGTTGGCAGCAAAGGGAAAGGCGATAGAAGCAGCGGTGGCGACCGGACTGTGCGTTGCCAGCCAGGTGGCAACGGCAGTCGGGCCGGCTTCGGCCAGCGCCAGATAAGGCCCGGTGCCCGACGTGTTGGCCCGCTTCGCCGTCTCCTTCATCGTATCGGCGACCGTGGCCATTGCTTCGATCTTGCGTGCGACGGTCGGATCAGAGAACAGCGCGCGGAACCCTGCCGGCGTCTGCTGGCGCATCCGGTTGAGATCGGTCAGGAAGGTTCCAACCGACGTTTCCTGCCCGGTGCGGCCTGCCGCTCCCGGCGTGGCCAGCGCCATGTCGCGCAACTTGTAGGCCGCAACCTCGTCGGCTGCCTTTGGCATTTCGCGGCGGATCGCCTCCAACGTCGTATCGGTGCTGCCGAGCACGGAGCGGGTCGCCAGTTCCGGGTCCTTGTCCTGCGCGGGATTGTTGCTCTTGATGATCTTTGACAGCGGCCCCTCGATGAAGGCGTGCCCCTCGGTCGAAACCTTGTTGGCATTGTTGAAGGCGTCCACAGCGGACGCCGGCGGCGGCGTGCCAGGCTGCGCCGCGCCAGCATTGCGCGCATCGACTGCGGCGGCAGTATCGTGCATGTCCGCGGAAATGCCGGCATAGGCCCGCTTGAGCTGATCCTTGCCGAGCGACTGGACAATCTCTGGCACGCCCATTACCTGCCCGATCGCCGTCCGCAGCGCCTGCGCCTGCTGCCACGGCATTGCCTGCCCTGTCGGTACGTCCCGGTTGATGGCGTCCAGCATGTCCCACGTCTTTGCCGGGATCAGCACCTTGGCGGTATCAGGCAACCCGGACAGCTTGGCGGTGAGCGATTGCAGCGCCGCACGATAGTTGGTCGGCGCCACCGTCTCGCTGCCAAGCAACTGGTCCACCGGCGCCCAGGCTTGCGCCTGACGCTGTGGGAAAACGGTATCCTTCCAGTTGCGCGCCTCGCGTTGCAATGCCTCACCAGCGGCCTGCTCACTGGACGAGGTGCCCAGCCGTCTCGCGGTTTCCTCAACCGCGCCATTAAACTGCCCGACCACCTTCTGCTCGACAGGATGGACGACGCTGGCGCCGAACGGGGATTTCGAGCCATAGGCTTGCACAATTCGTGCGGTCGAACTGCCGGAAACGTCGCCCACGAGGTTACGGTCAATGCCGAGTTCCTTGTAGGCGGCGGTTGTCGGCGTATCCACGCCGGCTGCTGCACCTGCCACCTTGGTGCCGACCGTCGCAGCCGTGCCGCCGATCTTCGCCCCTGCGATGTTGCCAGCCAGCTCAGCGCCGGGCTGCAGCCAGTTGGGCACGTTCGCTGCTGCGACCTGCCCGGCAGCCGTTGCAGTGCCACCAACGATCGGCGCGGCTGCACTCGGCGCAAAAGCCATCGTTGTGCCTGCGCCTTCGGCCACGTTGCCCACGAACTTTTCGGCCGGCGTGGTGCCAGGGACGTTGTAAGGATCGACACCCACGACATTGCCGACTGCCTTGATTGCCGTCGTCCCCGGCTGTTGGCCGAAATCGGCATAGAGCGCTTTCCGCTCCTCATCGGTAAATCGCTCGCCGCCAAGCAACGGTGCCACAAAGTCATGCGCCGTCTGGAACGCGGTCAGCGCCGGTCGTCCGACAAGGTTGGCATAGGGATCAGAAAAGAGGTTGATGACGTTGCCGGCGATCCTTGGCCCCGCCGCAGCAATTTCCTTCAGTGTGCCGCGCCAGCTCATGTCCTGGCCGGGCTGATCGATCTTCACCGCATCCCCGGCCGGTGTGAGCGTCGCTGCGGTGATCGCGCGACCGGCGGCAATGTCGGGATCGGTCGGTTCATGCCCGGCCGGCACGGCCTTGCCGGCGGCAATCTCGCGCCCGGCCTTCACGTCTGGATCGTTGCTGTCGTCTGCCATTACTGCGCCTGCGTGGATGGTGGAGCACGCCGCACCACGAGCCCCGATGCGGGCTCCCAGCTATACGCCACCCTGCCGTGGAGATTGCCCGACTGCATGAGCACGAAGGTCTGCCCATTGCCCTCGGCGATATGGCCGGTGGCGATTCCCACATGGCCCCCAATGCCGCCAGCCGGATGACCGCGCGGCTGCACCAACACATCACCGGGCTGCAATTCGCCTTCGCCCGGCGTTCCCCAGTTCAGGAAACTGGTGGCGATGTTCTTCGTCGCGCCCTCTGTTCCCGCGACGCCGTTCGCACTCAGCACGCCATTGACGAACGCGGCGCACCAGTTGGCATGGGCCGAATCAAGGCTTTGGCCGTTCTGACGCAGGAAGGGGAGAATGCTGCTGCCGTTGTGACCGATCAGCCCGCTTGCTGTCGTAGCAATCGAACCGCCAGGAGATGGCGGCGATTGCTGGTCGTCGGTTGATTGATCATCCGGCGGCATTTATCACGCCATTGCCAAGGCATTCTGGGGAGGTGCGGCAAACGACTGTTTCTGCCGTGCCGGCCGGGCTTGCTGCCAAGGCGTACTCAGTCCCGGTATCTGCAGCTTGAGCCGCTGCACCATACCGATCGCCTTGTGCAGCTTGTCTGCGGCGGCCGGGTCATTCTTCACCTCGGCGTTGATCTTGGCCTGTTCCTCGGGGGAATACATATTCCACACGAAGCCGCGCGGGTCTGTGATATCCGCCACCTTGGCGCGTGTCTCCAGGTAGCCTGCGCCGGACTTGTCGCCATGCTCCCTGAATGCCGCCATGCTTTGCAGCACCTTGCCCATGTCGTTGCGGATGATCTCGGCATTGGCCGGCGTCGAAAGCAACGTGCCGGCATTGGCCTGTTCCGCCATGTGGCGACCCATATCGGTGGCGCTGCCACCGGCGGCGTCGATCATCGCGCGCTCGGTGTATTTGTGGACGATCTCGAATAGCTTTTGCTCGTTGACCGCACCGGACGGCAGAATGCCGAGCGTCTGAGCCCAGCTGCGCAGATCGTTGATCCCTTGCGCGCCTCTGCCTGTGGCCATCTTGAGCGCATTCAGTGCGTCGTAGGCGTGCCCTAGGTTCTGCGCGCGGGTCTGCACGTTGGGGTAATCCGCCTGGTCGGCAGTATAGGCTTTGACGTTGGCCTCGGCCTGTGCCGGCTGGCCTTGTGGCGGGGCGGCGATTGCCGGGGGCTTCGCTGACGGCGGCGGCGCCGTGACGGGTTGCTGCGGCGCTGGCGCGGCCTGCGTTGGCGCTGGCGCGGCCTGCGTTGGCGCTGGCGCGGCCTGCGTTGGCGCTGGCGCAGGGGCAGGCTGAAACCGGCCCCCACTCAACACCAGACGCGTGCCCGGCGGGGCCGGAATGGGAGGTTGTGCAGAAGGTCCCCCGCTGGCGCCCGGTCCCGGTACGATCTGCGGCGGCCCCCCTCCAGGAACGTCTGGAACGGCCGTTATAGGCTTGGTGACCGTCGTATAGCCTTTCGGCTGGCGGGTCGGGACGCCGTTCGCGTCGCGCGGGATAAGCCCCTGATCGTCATACGGCTCGGATGTCTGGGTTGTCTGCCCCGGCGTCGGACCATGCGGCACAACGACTGTCTTGTTTGCGCCAATCGGCGGCACGTTGGTGACGTAAGTGGCCTGCGGTGTGGCGATGGTCTGCTGCGTGCCGATTTCCTGCCCCTGCCGCAGTTCCGGCGGCAGCAGTGAAATTCGGTATTGATTGATGTATTGACGAAGCTGTGCCGCACCATTCGGCAGATGGGCGAGCGCCGTCATGCCGCGTTCCCGCGGAATGGCCCCGCTATCGATGAGTCGTTGCATCCCGGCAGCCACCCGTGCGTGCAGGCCGGCATCATCACCGTTCAGCGCGACCTCGATCGCCTTCCCGATAGCTTCATTGCCCTGGATGCCCTGGTTCTGCGCTGCGGTGCCCAACTCCTGCCCGCTTAACAGCCCTTGTCGCGCCGCCAATGCCGCGCCCGGTCCCATGCGCTGCAGATTGGTGCGGTACTTTTCAACGTCTAGCGTGCCGTCCGGCTGCACCGCATCGAGATACGCCTGCCCTGATAGCTGGTTGGCCTGGGACTCACGGTTCTGCCATACCGCCTGCGCTGCCTTGTTGCCCTTCTCGATGGCGCCGACCGGATCAACCAGCGTCGGATGCGCCAGCGCGTCCAGAAAGTTGCTGCTGAAACTGCCGCTCATCGTGCGTTACCTAATTGTACCAGGTGTTGCCGGAGGTGTTAAACCCGCCCGCGGGCAGCATGTCCCAGTTGTTCTGGTTGCCGGTCACGTATCCGCTGGTGCCCTGCGCGTTCTGGTACGCCTGGTTCGACAGCAGGTTGTTGGCACCGCCCGCCAGTGCGTTGCCGGCCCCGGCAAGGCCGGCGCCCTGCGCCTGCGAGCCCTGGATCAGTGCGTTGCCCTGCAGCGCCGCACCGAGCGTGCCCTGCACGCCGGTCTGGTTGGCGGCGTTCTCCCCGATCGTCGCCACACCGGCCAGCCGCGTGTACTGGTTCTGCAGGTTGGCTTGCTGTCCAGTGTTCAGGCTGAGCAGATCGGCAAACCGTGTCTGCGCGTTGTTAAATTGGTTCTGGTAGGTGTTGTCGGCCAGCCCGGTCGCATACGTGGCCGCGCCCTTAAGGCTCGCACCACTCACCCCGAGCCCTCGCGCGGCAGCCGCGCTCTGCGTTGCCTTCAGCCCTTGCGCGAGGTTCCACTGATAGCCGGGCGTCTGCTCAAGCTCGGCCTGCGTCATCTGGCCGGGCCGTTGCCCGGAAGCCTGCGTCACGTAGTCCGGGCCGCCGCCGGTCGGGCCGGACATCACCAGCGCCTGGAGATCCGGCAACACCGCCTGTCCGGCCTGATTGTATGGCAGCAGGTCCGCGCGTGTCTGCGCCTGCTGGTCCTTCGCGACGCCACCCGCCGAACTGGCGCCGCCCTTGCCAACTATGCCGCCAATGATCGATGAACCCGCGGACGCGACCGAGGCCGCAGCCGCAACGCCTGCCGCTGTTATGCCCATCTCATTCGGCCCCTATCCACTGGCTGTACACGATGTCGGTCGCTGTGAACCCCAGCCGCTCGAAGATCGGTCCCATGTTCAGCGCCACCTTGGTCATGAAGAACGCCTTTCGCACGCCGACGCCCTGCATGTGCCGCACCGCCTCGCGGATCAGCTTGACGCCGGTCATGCCCCGGCGATGCGACTTGGCGAGGAAATACGCATCCTCGAACCCGCACAGCACGTCGGCATAGTGCAGATGCGGGCGGATCACGCTAAGCAGGTATCCCACCATGCGGCCATCATCGCGCACGGTGACGATCTGTAGCCGTCCGGCCGCCTCCAGCGCCTCATACGTCGCCACGTCCGGCCGCATCGCCATACGGTCCTTCTGCACAGCGATCTCGTCATAGTGTTCCGGCCAGAGTGCCTGGCAGTCGCGGAAGTAGGTCGCCCACGGCTCGAGCTGATAGGTGATCACGGCTGGAAAGGACGGATGTCCACCACCATGCTGATTCGGTCGTCCTGGCTGTTGTTGATGACCTCATGCTCGACGCAGTTGTCGAACCACCAGACGGTGCCGGGTTCCATGAACACGCTTTCGTCGCCGGCCCGGAAGATCACACCAGGCTGCGCCTTCAGTGCGATCTGATAGCGTTTGTAATAGAGCGCCGGCGGCACTCGATCCGGGAATGCAGATTCAGCCGGCGCGATGCGGTCGGTGTGCGGCGGAATGCTCACGCCCGGCGCCATGCGCGAGATGAACACCCGCCCGAGGTGTTCGCAGCCAACGCGCGCCATGAGCGCCGTGAGGATCGCCTGTGCCGATGGCAGGAGCGCCATAGCCGGATGGTTCACGACCTCGATCCGGCTGCACACCTTGTCAACGAAATCATCGTCCGGCGCGTATTCGTTATAGCGCAGCAGGATGTCGTCAACGACGCGGTGCGCCGATTGCGGGTGATAGGTGCGGGTCGTGTTGGTGTTCCACAGGTCCGGCCGCAGTGCCAGCGCATGCAGCAGCGGCAGCACGTCAACGCCCGCGGCGATCTGGCAGAAATGCCTCACGGCAGCCGGATGGCTAGCGATGTGCCGGCCGGCGAATAGCTCCAGTCCTCCAGCGGCCCGAGCACCCGTCGCCTGAACACCCGCACCGTCCCGCCGCCCGCCGTGTCATGCACCTGCAGGATGACCAGATGGGCGATGGTGTCGGCGTTGTAGACCGTCACCTCCTGCACCAGCCGCTGCGTGCTGGCCGCCGGTGCCGCCGCCGCGGCCACCGCCGTCGTGCCGTTGGTCACGGTGCCGGTTTCGCCCGGCGTGAAGGTCGTGGCGGTGTAGTCGCCCCAGCACGCGATCACGTCGCAGTTCGTGCTGGCGACCGCCTCGCCCAGCACGATCTCCAGGCTCTTGGTGGTGGCGTCCAGTATCATGCGTGCCCTGCCATGAAGAAAGCGAACCCGCGGCCGTGTGCATCGCCCGCCAACCGCGCTGCCGCCTCGGCATCGAGTGACGCCCGCGTGTCGGCGCCGCCCGAGGCAAAGTCGGTATCGGCATTGATCCGCGCCAGCTGCTCGGCTGCGTCCGCCGCTGTCCGCGCCGCACGCTCGGTGTCGAGCGCCGCGCCGATCGAAACGTCGGCGGCGATCCGGTTGGCGGTCTCCGCGGTAATCCGCGCGTCCGCCGTGGCCGACGAGACGCCGACCGCGCCGCCGGTGCGCGTCTGCAGTGTCACGAACCACGCGCGCCAGACGGTCGAGACAGCGCCGTCCGCATCGAGCAGCGGCGCGTTGGGGATCGAGGCCGCGAGCGGATTGCGCGCCATTGCTAGAACCCGAATGCGATGTAGTTGAGCGGCGTGGCGGCAGCGGCCGGCGTGCCGAACCTGTCCTGGAACTGCCCGGTCGAGCCGGAGACCGTGAGCGTCGTGTACACCACGATGATCTCGGTCAGCCTGTCATCGAGCGGCGCGGGCGGCTGCACCCAGATGCCAAAACAGACCGCGCTGAACGGCGCGGAGAACGTAAGCGAGTAGACCGAGAGCATGTCGGCCGTGACGCTGCCGCCTCGGGTTGTGCCGCCGGTCGAGACAACCCCGCCGAGCGTGGCGTTGATTGTGTTGATCTCCGCCTGCAGCGCAGCGTCACCCGCGATGCGCGCCGCCGTCTCCGCATCGATGCGCGCACCGAGCGCCACGTCAGCGGAGGCCCGTGCCGCGGCTTCCGCGGCAATCGCGGCTGACAGCGCCGCCTCGGCCGCCATCGCCCGGTCGTGCTCGACCAGCACCGCGGCGTCGATCATGTCCTGGATCCCCAAGAGCCTGACTGCCTCGGTGATCGTCGGGGCGATGATCACCGGCGCCATCGCGGCAGACACCAGGGTTGATGACGGTTGGTCGTAAACCAGATTGCCCGCCGCATCCCGCAGGACGAGCCTGTATAAGCCGTCGCCGTACAGGATCGCGCGGCCTGCCGAGTCCAACACAACGGGGTTGGTGTTCAGATGCCCGTCGCCGCCCGCAGGATCGTTCCACGTGGCCTTGGGCGTCGAGGTCGCAGGCACATACGTCTCGAGCGTGCCCGCCGCGTAGGGTCGCCCGATGGCATCGCACGCCTGGATTTCGGGAAGGGGGAGAAGTGCCGCCATCAGTCGCCTATCGCCATCCAGAAGAATGTCACGTTGGCCGCCGGCGTGCGGGAACCGAAGATCGTGCCCCAGACATCGGCACCAAGGCGATCGGCCTCGGCGTTGAATGAGCCCGACCAGTTGCCGACCGCCGCCCCCTGGCAGATGAACGATGTGCAGGTCGTGGTGAACGGGGTCGGGAATGTCACGCGCAGATGACCCGATGGATCGAGCCGTAGAAACCCGCCCTGCACGCTGCTCGGCGGATTGGGTGCTGGCAGGCCGTCGATGCGTGCGCCCAGCGCTGCCTCCGCGGCTTCCGCCCGCGCGATCTCGTCATCGATCCGTGTGCCGAGTGCCGTATCGGCCGCCTCGCGCGCGGTGCGCTCCTCATCATCGGCGGCAATGCGCAGCAGCGCCTCGGCCTCGATCGCATCGGTGATGCCCATCGCCTGCCGCGCGGTCGCGAGGTCCGCCGCTCCGACCACCGGCACCATGCACGAGCTCACATAGGTGAACGACGGCTGATCCCAGATCAGGTTGCCGTCCGCATCACGCAGCACGGTGCGATACGCGCCGTCGCCGTAGATCAGCGCGCGGCCCGCCGCGTCGAGGCGAATGGGATTTTCGTTCAGCGTATCGTCGCCGCCTAGCGGCGACTTCCACGTATCTTTCGGTGTGCTGGTGTTTTGGACGTACATCTCCAGCGTGCCCCCGGCAAAGGGGTTGCCATCGGCGTCGCAAAATTGCAGTTCGGCAGGAGGCAGCAGCACGCGGATTGCTCCCGGAATGGGGATGACGACGGCGTATTCAACCAGCTTGGCGACATCCACCGCGGTGCCGGGCGGCGGAGCTGTCGTGATATATTCCGCCAGCTTGGCGACGCTGACGGTCACGGAGTCAGGCCGTGGACTTCATGGCGACGTTGTAGCCCGCATCGTTCAGTTCTGCCGTGGTGTAGGCCACCGAGGACGACGGGTTGACCGTCGTGGTATGGCTGTATGTATCCCACGCGACGGTCGGCGCAATGTCGTTCGAGAAGAAGTCGGCGCTGTACGTCCGGTTGCCAAGTTGCACATGCTGCGGCCCGGTGGCGCCTAACGTCACGCGCGCCACCTGGGTCACGTCGAGGATGGCAAAATTACCGGACGGCAGCGCATTGACCGTGTATTGCTGCACCTGTGTGGCGGTGTCTGACAAATTGGGCGTTGCGTCGTTCTCGCGCAGCTCGTTCACGTCGGCTGCCGCGCCGGACCACTCGTGCGTCACACCAAGAGCCACCGGAGCGCGAGTAACGAGCGATTGGTTGCGCGTGTCCTGCGTGGACACGATCACTTCGCTCCAGTTGGCATTTTCCGCCGCGTTGGTTGGCCCAAGACCGGCCACTGTACCCAGCTCCACGAACGCTAGCGCGGTCGAGCCGTCCGTCGTCAGATCGCCAGAGTAATTCAGCACCAACGTACCGTTGATGTATAGCTGGCACGTCCCGCTGACCGCGTAGTTGACCCGTAAATCGATCTTGTCCGGTGCGGACGGACGAAAACTGACACCGGACGTACTGGCGGCCAGGTTTGTGACCATGCCTGCCGCGGAAACCTTCTGCAGCCAAAAAGGCTGCGTCAGTGTGGCGTGGACAGGTTTCAACCGCAGCCGCGTCACCAGGCCGGCGTCGCGAAAACAGAACAGCCCGTTGGTGCCGGCGGGGAGGCTAAGAGTTGTATAATCGAGCGAGTTGCCGCCGAATCGCGCGGTGAACCAGAAATCAGTGGCGGAAAACTGGCGCGAGCGGAGCCATACGTTGTTCCCGGCGCCGCCTGCCGGCGCCGGACTGAGCGCACACCGGGCATAACCGGCCCGATATGCCATGCCCGCATTCGGATTGATCCAGACGTTCGCCGCATTGGTCAGGCCGTAGCTACCGCCGATCACCGAAAAATCGATGTCCTCGCCGCCGCGGAATAGCGTCGTCATGCTCAGCTCCCCGCCGGCGTTGCGTCCACCCACGCACCTTGCAGCGCCGTGGGATAGCTCGTGCTCCACGAAATCTCGAACACACGATCACGGGCCATTCCGAGTCGCTGCCACTGGAGACTGCGCAGATACTGCCCCGACGCCCCGCCATCGATCAGCACCGGCGAACCGTAGGTATGGCCTCTGTCGTCGCTCCACCGAAGGCTGACCTGTGGCGGTTCCGGCAGCGCATTACCGCCGGTGCCAGCCTCCAGGTCCGCGAGGAACTGGCGATAGAACACCCGCTTGCCGTCCGCCAGCATGTGGGGATAACCGCGCACCCGCTTGATAGGATTTCCCGCATCAGTGCCGACGTTCTGATCGAGGATGTATATGTTTCCTGATTCCCAGTCCCCGACGAGCACCTGCCCGTTGCAGTCGTAGGCGCACATGCCGCGATGCCGGTGCTCGGTGCCGTTGGTGTCGATCCACAGCCACTCGTGCCAAAGCCCGGTGGTGATGTCGTGGCACCAGGTCGTGTCAACGTGCGGGAAGGACAGCACGTAGAACGCATGCCCGCCGAGGCTGTAGGTCCACCCAACAGCGTCGTCCACCTTGTCGTAACCGGCCATCGCCGCCTCGATCGCATAGGTGGAAATACGCTTGGTCTGGTAGCCGGCGCCCGACAACACGATGCGCTCGCCGGAGCGATTGGAGCCGAGCCAGTAGACTGCGTTGTCGTATTCGGCCGGCGAGTAGCGCGCGATGCAGCCGTTGTCCACGAACACGCCTTGCATGCTGGTGAAGGTAGAATCGCTGATACCGGCCGCCTGCCCGGTGTTGACGTATATCTCAGTTGTCCGCTGCCCGAGTAGCCAGATCTCCCGCTTGGCCACCTTCAGCGCCACCAGCAGATCAGAAAAGCTCTCCTTGTTGGCGAAGTCCAGCGGATCGAACGTCAGCGCGAGCGAGCCGGTCCAATAGAATTGCGGGGTGTTTGGTTTATTGAAGATGAAATACGTGTCGAGGT